GGATTTTAAATCACTTATTAGCAAATTAGACAGCATGGAAGCTCCTCCACAGACACCAGCTGCACCAGTTTTAGAAAAAGCTGTTCAACTAAACGAAGATGCACAATTACGTGTTCTAAGTGGACGTTCTACATATGTTGCTGAAGCTAAGAAAAAAGCCGAAGAAGATGTCAAAGAAGAAAAATCTTCTACTGGTGGCGAGATTGATCGTTCCAAGAAAGGCGTCACTAAGCATACAGAAAATCCAAACCGTTTCAGTGATGAGCCTCACGCTGAACCAAAGTCAGGCGCTAAGTCTAAATCTGCTGCTGAGAAAAAAGATGCACCAGAACAGAAAAAGTCTAAGACTGGAACTTGGGGTATGGAAGGTGGTAAGAAATTCGATAACACTAAGAAAGAAAGCATTGAGCCGGTTTTCAAAAGCAAATTCATGAAGATGGTAGAGGCAGCTAAAGAAGAAAGCGAAGCTGATAAAGCTGAAGCCAAGAAGAAGAAAGAAGATAAGAAAAAGAAAATGGCCAAGATCATGGACGAAGGTGCAAAGCCAGATGCTAACAAAGATGGCATTCCAGATTACGCTCAAGATGGACAAGGTTCTAAAGATCTAGGAAAAGGTAAAACGCCTGCTGCCAAAGACGGTGACAAGAAAGAAGGCGGCAAAAAGGGAATGAGTGCTGCTCAAGAAAAATACTTTGGAAAAAAGAAGACTGTTAAAGAGTCAGTTGAAAATATCCTATCATTCAAAGACATGATCAAACTTGTTCAAGAGAGTGGTGGTCAACAACAAATTGATGCAGTCGATCAAGAGTTGTTTGCATGGGCTCAACGTGTTGCAAAACAAAAAATTGGTGAAGGCCTAAAAGCTGATGTGTATGCAGGTATGGTATACGAGCGCATGGGCGGTGTATTCGAAATGTACGATGTACTAAGCGAAGATCAAAAGTAATTTAACCAATTACACTCAAAAGCCGGCAATTTAGTTGACCGGCTTTTTTGTTGGCTATATAATAGTTCTATAGGAGAACATTATGTCAACAAGAATGTACGGACCAGAAGAGAAAGCAAAATTAGAAAGACTTATCAACGAGGGCTCTAATGTATTGCGTGAACTAGAAGATCTCCAAGAAGGCCTAAAAGAAACGGTTAAGGCAGTTGCAGAAGAATTACAAATTAAGCCCAGTGTCATTAATAAAGCAATTAAGATTGCACACAAAGATAACTGGAAAGACCACGAGCAAGAATGGAATGATATTGAAATGATTCTCGGTGTCACTAAGCGTCTACCGGAATGATTGACACAATTTTCGCACCAACAATACAGTGGATACGAGATGACTTTAAGTCTAACAGAATTCGCTTTATTGTTGAGTTGCTTGCTTGGGCTATCAGCATTGGTTGCAGTATTACTATGGCAGTCACGGTCCCCACGCCTCCGCTTCTTACTCTTTATCCTATTTGGATCCTTGGCTGTGCCATGTATGCTTGGGCTAGTTGGACTAGGAAATCTTTTGGCATGCTGGCTAACTACATTCTGCTAACCACGATAGATACCGTTGGACTAGTTAGAATGCTAATTAATTAAATAAACAGTAGATGGTAGGCGTGGCCAGAAACCGCATATTGGTATTTGCAAGCCGTAAATTGCATAGGAGAACAATTTGAGTTATGTAGACGCTTTCTATAATAGAGAGCAGGATGTAATCAACGTCGTTGAACGTGATGCAGAAGGCAAAAGGCATTTTAAAGATTACCCTGCTAGACATATTTTTTATTTTCCAGATCCCAAAGGAAAATTTACAAGTATTTTTGGACAACCTCTTTCACGAGTAAGTTCTAAGAATGTCAAAGAACATCGCAAAGAACTTGCAATTCATTCAAACAAAAAACTGTTTGAAAGCGACATTAATCCAATTTATCGTTGCCTAGAAGACAACTATCTTAATGTAGACGCACCTAAACTAAATGTAGCATGGTTTGATATTGAGGTGGACTTTGATCCAGAACGTGGCTATGCATCTCCAGAAGATGCGTTTATGCCAATTACTGCGATTGCAGTTCACCTACAATGGATGGATACTATGATCTGTTTGGCAATTCCTCCTAAGACATTGAGCATGGAGGAAGCTAAAAAGCAAGTTGAAGAATTTCCTAATACCTACTTGTTTGATAACGAAGCAGATATGTTGGATATGTTCTTAGACATTATCCAAGAAGCAGATATTTTAAGCGGGTGGAACAGTGAAGGCTTCGATATCCCGTATACTGTTAATCGTGTGACTAAAGTTTTGAGTAAAGAAGATACAAGACGTTTTTGTCTATGGAATCAATTCCCCAAGAAGAGAGAATACGAAAAATATGGAAAAGCCGCTGTTACTTATGATCTTATTGGTCGTGTTCATTTGGACAGTCTCGAGTTGTACCGCAAGTATACCTATGAAGAACGTCACACATACCGATTGGATGCAATTGGAGAGATGGAGATAGGCGAGAACAAGACTGTCTACGAAGGCACATTGGATCAACTATACAACAATGACTTCCGTAAGTTTATCGAATACAACAGACAAGACTGTGCATTGTTAGATAAACTAGATAAGAAATTAAAGTTCATGGATCTAGCTAACACACTGGCGCATGAATGTACTGTTTTACTACAGACTACAATGGGTGCCGTTGCAGTGACTGAACAAGCCATTATTAACGAAGCCCATAAGCGTGGAATGATTGTTCCTAATCGTGTTAACCGCGAAGGACTTGATACACAGGCAGCAGGGGCGTATGTTGCGTTTCCAAAGAAAGGCATTCATGAATGGATTGGCTCGTTGGATATTAACTCATTGTATCCTTCTGCAATTAGGGCACTTAACATGGGTCCGGAAACTATTGTTGGACAGTTGCGTCAGGACGGAACTAAAGACTTTATTGCTGCGGAGATAGCAAAGGGTCGCAGTTTTGCAGGTGCATGGGAAGGAGTCTTTGGAAGTTTAGAATACACTGCGGTAATAGAACGTGATGTAAGTCGTGAAATTACCATCGACTGGGAAGATGGCGGTCATGATACTCTTAGTGCTGCGCAAATATATGATTTGATATTTGAAAGTAATCAACCTTGGATGCTTTCAGCAAACGGCACTATCTTTACCTATGACAAAGAAGGTATCATCCCCGGATTGCTCAAGCGTTGGTATGCTGAACGAAAAGATATGCAGGCCAAACTTAAAGATAGTATTAAGGCAGGCAATAAGATCGAAGAAGAATACTGGGACAAGCGACAATTGGTTAAAAAGATTAACTTGAACAGTTTGTACGGTGCTATTTTGAATCCCGGTTGCAGATTCTTTGACAACCGCATTGGGCAATCAACTACACTAACGGGTCGTGCTATTGCTCGTCATATGGCCGGCAAGGTCAATGAGATTATTACAGGTGAAAACAATCACACAGGTAAAGCTATTATCTACGGTGATACTGACTCATGTTATTTTTCAGCGTACACAACCTTAAAGAAAGAAATAGATCGAGGAGCTCTACCTTGGACTAAAGAAAGTGTTGTAGAATTGTATGATACTATTGGCGAAGAAGTTAACAGCACTTTCCCTAAGTTCATGCAAGATGCGTTTCATTGTCCAAAAACACGCGGCGAAGTTATTAAAGCTGGTCGTGAGATTGTTGCTAGTCGTGGCTTGTTCATTACTAAGAAACGTTATGCTGTATTATACTATGACAAAGAAGGTAAACGTGCGGACATAGACGGCAAGCCAGGCAAGATCAAGGCTATGGGACTAGATCTCAAACGCAGTGATACTCCTGTAGTAATTCAAGACTTCCTAAGCGAAGTGTTGACAAAAGTGTTGAATAACGGAACTAAAGAAGATGTGCTAGAGTATATCACTGATTTCCGTACTGAATTTAAAACTCGTCCTGGATGGGAGAAAGGATCACCTAAACGTGCAAACAACATTACAGAATACGCCAACAAAGAGAAGAAAGCTGGCAAGACTAATATGCCTGGTCATGTTAGAGCAAGCCTTAATTGGAATACGCTCAAAAGAATGATGGATGACAAATACTCTGTGACTATTACTGACGGTGCAAAAGTTATTGTCTGTAAGGTCAAAGATAATCCTATGGGCTATACATCCGTTGCTTATCCCGTAGATGAACTTAGGCTACCACAATGGTTTAAGGACTTGCCTTTTAACGATGCTGAAATGGAAAATGCAGTTATCGATGAAAAGTTAGAAAACTTGATTGGTGTTTTGGAATGGGACATCAGTTCAACTCGCAGTGACAACACATTCAGTAAACTTTTTGATTTTGAGTAATTTAGCGGTTGCTTTTTACTCTAGATCTAAATATAATCTTAATATACAGGAGAACTTTCAATGAAAGATATTTTACAAGACATCGTATCGCACACACAGAACCTAGGCTTCTTAACCACAGTTAAGGTCACAGGCACAGAAAAAGGCACAACAATTAACGCAATGGCCGAAGACCGTTCAGTTATTATGGAGGCAGAAACTGCTGCTCCCTATGCAGACATGGTTGGTGTATTTGGTATGCCACAATTAAACAAATTGAAATATTTGTTAGACGGCAACGAATACAAAGACAATGCTAAGATCAGTATTACCTTTGCAGAACGCAACGGAGAGACTTTGCCAGTTGGCATTCACTTTGAAAATAAAGACGGCGACTTTAAAAACGATTATCGTTTTATGAATACAGAAGTCATTAATGAAAAAATGAAGACTGTAAAATTCCGTGGAGTTAAGTGGGATGTTGAACTAGAGCCTACTGTCAGTGCTGTACAGCGTTTTAACTTCCAAGCTGGCGCACACAGTGAACATCCAACTTTCTTAGCCAAGACAGACAGCGGCAATCTAAAGTTTATCTTTGGTGACGCAAGTACACACGCAGGCGAATTTATTTTTGCTATGGGTGTCGATGGTAAGTTAGATCGTGGGTGGACATGGCCAGTTATGCCAATCTTGAGTATTCTTAAGATTGCAGATGTTAACAATACAAAGATGTCCTTGAGCAATGAAGGCGCTATTCAAATTACTCTTGACAGCGGACTTGCTACTTACAAATATATTATTCCAGCTCAGGCGGCCTAAATATGATTAAAGGTCTACAGGGTATTACAGGTATAACAGTATCAGGTGGGAGTACTTCAATGCCCTATGTTCAAATGAGTAATGGCAATATGAGTAATCCCATGCAGGGTATGCTACGTATTAACGGTACAGACATGGAAGTGTTTAACAACAACACTTGGCAAATGCTTAGTACCAGTTATGCCACTGTAAGCCTAGATCAAGATACGTTAGACACAGTACAGTGGGCACGTAAGAAACGTGACGAGGAATTGGAGTGGCAAAACTTGGCAGCAACGTCAGAAGCTGTTAAAATAGCATTAGACAACCTAGAACAGGCAAAACAACAATTGGCAATTACAACACATTTAGCAAAGGATATTAATGAGACCACCAGTTAATCTATCGCCAGGGCAAAAAGACTACGCAGTCTATTTGCCAGCGATCAGTAGTTTTTACAGTACGTATGTTGCAAAACAACGTGTAGAAGAATTTGTTCCTAAGGATCGTATTCCAGCAGGATTTGATCGAGGCATCGAAGGCATGAACTTCTTGAATGCTGATGAAGGATACTTTACCTATAAGTATGGTTTGTATTCAGCGGGCCACGCACAATTAGATCTCGAAAAGACCATGATTCAAGATAGCATGATTCAAGTTCGTGATCGTAAAAATACTGTAATTGTAGGCGACTCAGGTGGATACCAGATTGGTAAGGGTGTTCTTAAATTTGATTGGTTAAACTTTGAAGGACCTAGTGCTAACAAAACTAGAGACAATATTCTAAATTGGTTAGAACTAACTGCTGATTGGTCAATGTTATTAGATGTTCCTACTTGGGCATGTGATCATATTCATAGTCCAAAGACTGGGCTAAAGAGTTTTCAAGATTGTCTAGATAAAACTCTGCATAACAACAAGTATTTTCTAGATAACAGACTAGGTCAAACTAAGTTTTTAAATGTACTGCAAGGCAGCGACTGGGAAACTGCCGAAGCTTGGTATAATGCCGTTAAACACTTGCCAACAGAAGGTTGGGCAATGGGTGGAAAGAATATGTGCGACATGGAAGTTGCACTCAAGAGACTTATCATTCTTCGTGATGATAAGCTGCTAGATGACAGAAACTGGATGCACTTCTTGGGCACTGCTCAATTAGACTGGTCATGTTATCTAACTTCAATTCAACGACAGGTACGTAAACACATAAATGAAAACTTTACCATTTCTTTTGACTGCGCATCACCCTTCATTGCAACAGCCCATGGACTTGTCTACACCAATGCCCAACACACAAACAAACGTTGGTCAGTCATCATGGACAAAGCACCAGACAACAAAGCCATTAGCCAGGCTTTTGACATACCCTTCCCCTTTGAAAGTGAAATCGGACGTAGGCTATCAATAGGCGACATCTGCTGGTACAAACCCGGTATGCTGAATAAGATTGGCAAAGAAGGCAAGACAGCGTGGGATAGCTTCGGTTATGCGCTAATGATGGCACATAATACCTATTGTCATATCACTGCTGTTCAACGTGCTAACTCGCTTATGGACATTGAGCGTCATAAGGCACAGCCAGACTGGAGATTGTGGAAGAAAGTCAAGGGTGGGGATATGAGTGACGAGTACAGTGAGTGGGTTCCTCGCAATATTCTTTACTTTGATCGTTTTGTTGAGGAACTGTTTAAGAGCGAAACTCCTATGCAGATGATTGAAGATGCAAAGCCTATGTTAAACAACATGATGGGTATGCGTCTACGTGGTGGAAATGCCAACAACACATTTAGCAATCTATTCGATCATGACGATGTTGTGTTAGACAAGAGTGTTAATCAGGTATCAGCTATGCCCGAACTTGATGAACATGCACTTGAAGAATTAGAACATGAGTTTCTAGAACAGGCAGCTAGATGAGATCTTTGTCTCGAAATCATGCTCCTAAGTGTAGCCTTCCCTGCTGTACAACACAGGTAGGCTACCATAAGGGCTATGTTAAGAAAGATGGGTCACCCACTTGGAAATGGAAAACTTTTTGCGAAGTACATCGTACTGTATTGAGGTTTGAAGTTGACGAGTGGTTGTTATCCAAAGGTTGTGAAAATCGTTCTGGATATCTAGGATGGATTTGCCGCGATCCTCTTAACACTAGTTTAACTATCGATCACCACGACGGCGACAAATTGAATACGAGCGAAGCCAATCTCAAAGTGCTTTGTGCAAATTGTCACCAAAAGAAAACCAAAGCATTTGGTGATAACAAGAAACGGTATTCATATACTAATAGAATGTTTAGTGATCTATTTGAGGAAGTTTAATATGTACGAACAACGAATCAAACACTTAGAAGATGCTCACAAGTCTTTGGACAAACAAGTCGACACTTTGGAAAGAACGGGGCTGTTTGAAGACCTAAAACTTGAGAAATTGAAGAAAGAAAGGTTGCTCTTAAAGGATAAAATTGCTATACTAAAGCATAAGCAACAACTTCATACACAGGCATAATATGGTTCGGCTAAACGTATTTGAATTAGACAAGATTAAAACAATCTGTGAATCTGCTGGTGTAGAGTATTTTACGCTCGAACAAAATGTCAGTTCGGGCATTGGCAGTATTTTAACGTTGTCTTACGATACAGAAATAGCAGACTATCCTGCTATTGTTAAAGTTGAAGTATCTGGTGTGGAGACGTGGTAATGAGCGAAGAATACGAACTATTTGCAAAAAAAATGGAAGAACGTTTTCCAAAAATGTTTGAGGGAAAGTACGGCGGCTTTGCAGTAGGTGCAGGTTGGTATCCAATCCTTGAAATCTTGTGTAGCAATATTCAACATCATCTTGATTGGAAAGAAAAACAAGGTAATCCTGTTCAACAGGTCACAGTATCACAGATTAAAGAAAAGTTTGGTGGGCTAAGGTTCTACTACGATGGCGGCGATGACGAGATTAGCGGTATGGTACGTATGGCAGAAGCTTGGGCAGATGCCAGTTGTGAAGAATGTGGCGCACCAGGAAAAAGTCGAAATGGTGGTTGGATTCGTACACTATGTGACAAGCATGAAGAAGAACACCAAGAACGTAAACGTGCTCAAGAAATGAAATCATCAGGATTGGAGGAATAATGGCTACTAAAAAACAAAAACAAGAACTAATGGAGATTCTAAAGTTCACTCCGTGTACCTACAAAATTACATTGTGGGGCTATGGTGGTGAATATGTTATGGGCACTGTAGATCGCAAAATTTACGACTACTTCAAACATCGCAGACTTGATCTAAGCGACTTTGCATGGGATCATGATTATGCAGAAGAAAATAACATCCCCGAAGATATGTGGCCTTTTCCTCCGGGTTCGTGGTACGAGTGCGATGACATGGGTCATGTGCATGGTGTAGATCGTAATTCAGGAACCCTTCAAATTGAAGATGAAGCTGGCGAAACTATTATCGAGCGTAGTTTAGAATCAATCGACGGTTGCGATATTGGATCAAGTTGTGGCGACGAAGTATGGATTGATGAAAAACCTGCAGGCACCGTAGTGTTCGTTGGTACTAGCGGTGAGAAAGGTACTTTCTTCGAAGGTGAGATTGAACTTAAACAGCCATTTGATCAAGAAAAATTAGTTATATGCTACGATGATATCGACGGAAGTGAAGTTGTGTCATCAGTGGAGTACGACGGAGAAGAGATTGAGAACTGGGGGGCTAATACTAACGGCAAAAGTTCAGACTTTGGTTTTTATATTGCAGGTTCTCAAGCAACAACAGGCAAGTGGGAACGTTATAAAAATATGGATGACATCACATATCCGATGACTGAATGGTTTCCTAAAAAGATTAAGCCGGTCATGGAAGGCATCTATGATATCAAAACTCTAGGTAAAAGCAGCTATCAACATCAAGCCAAATGGACTGGTACACGCTGGATTGGCAGTTGGAATGAGGATATTCCCGAAACTGAGGAATTAAAAATCAAAGAATGGCGAGGCATTGCTGTTGATCCGGATACGTATAGTGAATGGAATCCTGTAATTGAGTTAGATAAAATTATTGAACAATCTGCAGACATTGCAGAAGAAGAACTGGTTAGAGCACTAGACGAACTTAAACAAGAATTTGAAGCACCTTTAGATACAAAATCCAAAGGAACGTGGCCTTTTTAAAGAGACTATCAGATGAAATGCGAAATCTGCAAGCAAGATATACAACCTATTTGCGATTGGCAACAAGGACGATGTCCGCATCGCCAGCCTATGTTGACAGACTATCACTTTAGATTTTATAATTTAATTCAATCCATTAAAAATTTATTTAAAAAATGAAAAGAAATTACGACACAGGCGTTAGTGATAGTATTACTTTCTTTACAGGCGTAGAGATCGAAAAGACTCCTGCCTACGGAATGAAAACTCTATTTGTAGTAGATGTGCATGATCCCTACGTTATCATTGAGCTTGCTCGAAATCATAACTGCAAGCACATTTACTTTGGTGCTAATCAAAGTTTTCCTAAATTAGCTGTCAATGATGCTGAACAATGGCGTCTATGGGAAGACATGATTTATGTTTGTCTAGATAGCGGTGATGACTTTTGGTGTACTCTAGATTTAGATGTAGCACAGGTAGAAGGCCTATTAGAAAGCGGTCTTATAGAGAAACGTCAGTTTATTCCACAGCTTTCGGTAAAACTGCCCTATTTACAACAGCTAGGATATAATGCTACAATAAAGATAGACGACAAAGATTTTAAGGCAACTAATCCTGGAGTGTGGTGCCATAACCTCCACGACCTACTAGATAGAAATAAGTTTACTAGTTGGGATCAATATGGTAAAGATGAGATTATTAAATGAGTGGTGGATATGCAACAGCAACTATACGTTCAAGGGCGATTCCTAGGATTACAGGTGCTAATCAAATCAAACGTGCAAGATCAATACAAACAGTAGAAACTAGAACTATGAAATTATCAATTAGAGAACGCATCCGAAACTGGTTAATGAAGGATGACAATGAAACTGAGCTCGTATATGCAGAGGACTGTGAGGGACCAAATATCCAATCACAAGGATTTCGATTGCATATATACGGTGCAAGCGGTGGCACTATTGTTGAAACAACCAAGTATGATCGTAAAAACGATGACAATCGTCACAGTCTGCATGTAATTACTGAAGACAAAGATCTAGGTGAAGAATTAAGTAAGATTATCACGATGGAGCAATTACGATGAGACATGAAAGTTTAAACATAAAAAAATTCACAGTCAAAGAAGACAAAGCATTTAGAGTGCGTGTAGAATCTTGGGAAGCTGTAAGTCCAACAGGTCTGTTAGCCCTTGATGTTATTCAAGAATGCCTTAACGACAAAGGTGACGTTGATTTTACCAGCACTTATAATTTTCATATGAGTAGAGAAGAAATTCAAGCATTTGCTAAAGGACTATTAGCAGTATGATTATTCGACAAGACATCCGTCCTAACAAAATGATTTGGGTCACCTTTCAGAAAGAAGGTATGCACAAGTACCCGGCTGCACTTACAGATCCAGCACTTGCTACAGGTGATGAGTATGATGTGAGTTTTCTAGGCTATCCACATCGTCACATTTTCCACTTTAAAGTTTGGATTGGTGTTACACACGATGATCGCGATATTGAGTTTATTCAGTTTAAACGTTGGTTGCTAAATCTTTATAAAGATGCTACACTTAGTTTAGACTTTAAGAGTTGCGAGATGATGTCAGGCGATTTGTATGACGCTATCTCACAAAGGTATCCCAACCGTGAGGTTTGGATTGAGGTCTCCGAAGACGGAGAAAATGGTTCATTTATTAAATATTAAAAGAGGCTATTATGGCTAAGAATTACAAGGATTATTCCTATTTCGAAAATCGCCCCGACGTTGTTCGGATCTTTGACGACCTAGATGCATATCTAGATTGGTGCAGATTGGAACTGCAACCTTTTAACCCCGCCGATATGTATCGCAGAGATTCTGCAACATATCAAGCATACTTGTCAAGTAAGCGTCCTGCTCGACGCCCATACTTAGGCAATAAACCACGTTGGGACAATAACGGCAGACGCAATGAGCAGAATTTTTCTCGTTGATCTAGAAGCAGTTGAGACTAGGTACACAGGTCAATGGAAGACTCATGTACCTGCCCTGTTAAAAAAAGAAGGACATCATGTTCAAATTATCTCTGGTCCTACGGACATTCCTACTGCCACTACTCCTGGCGCCTTTCTTAATTTTGGTGGTACCAATATATACAAGGCTAGTCAGGTTGAGCAGATGGGTCGTTTGTTCTGCTCCGGTGCTGTTAATTCCGGAGACCACTTTATCTTTACTGATGCTTGGCATCCTGGTATCATAAATTTAAAGTACATGAGTGAATTATTACAGATTCCTGTAAAGATTCACGCACTATGGCATGCTGGATCTTATGATCCGCAAGACTTTTTAGGTCGTCTTATTGGAGATGCTCCGTGGGTACGACATGCCGAGAAAAGTTTCTTTGCGGCGATTGATCACAATTACTTTGCTACTGATTTTCATATTGATATGTTCTGTCGTAATCTTTTAGATGATACACTAGAAGATACAAAGCAGGAATTTATCAATGAAGGTAAAATTGTGCGTAGCGGTTGGCCCATGGAGTATATGTCTGATACTCTGCTCATGTACAAGAACATGCCCAAGCGTGATCTTATCCTGTTCCCGCATCGCATCGCTCCAGAAAAACAAGTTGAAATCTTTCGAGACTTAAAGCATCAATTACCGCAATATGAATTTGTTGTTTGTCAAGATCAATACTTAACAAAAAACGAATATCATAATTTATTAGGTGAAGCAAAACTAGTGTTTAGTGCTAACTTACAAGAAACACTGGGCATCAGTTGGTATGAAGGTGCGTTAGTAGACGCAATTCCTATGGTACCTGATAGATTAAGCTATAGTGAAATGGCGTTTGATACATTCAAATACCCTAGCGCATGGACTGAAAACTATGCTGCCTATGAGGCCAATCGTCCAGAACTATGCCATAGAATTATTGAAACTATGGAATTTTATAGAACTCGACTGCCTAGCCTAAATAAACAGGTAGAATCATTAAAAGAACATTTCTTTAGTTGTAATAAACTATTAGAGATGTTAAAATAACTATAACGTGTCATCCACGACATAAACTCGGAGAATTATAATTGACAGATAAAAAAGAAACAGGCCTGGACGCAATGGCAGGCGATGGCGGATATAAAGAAGCATACTTAGGCGATCACATTCGCTTTAAGATGAAACGTGAAGGCAAACGTTTCTGGGCAGGCGACAACATTAGTGATTATCTGCACGAAGGTGATTTAGAAAAATTAATCGACGAAGCAACCCCAGCATTTGAACAAGTGTTAGATGCATTGTTAATTGATCGTGAAAATGATCCCAACTCAAAAGGCACAGCACGTAGGCTTGCCAAGATGTACTTTAATGAAATAATGGAAGGCAGATATCAGGCTGCTCCGGATTGTACTGCTTTTCCTAACGATAGTGAGGATAGATATGAGGGTATGTTGGTTGTGCGTAGTGAGCTTCGTAGCATGTGCAGTCACCATCACCAGCCTGTGGCTGGCGTCGCGTATATCGGTATCATTGCCGCACAAAAACTCATTGGCTTGTCAAAGTACACAAGAATAGCACAATGGTGTGCTAGACGTGGTACTCTGCAAGAAGAATTGTGTAATGACATTGCTAGAGAAATTTCTAAAGCTACCGACTCAGAGAACGTGGCAGTCTACATTCAAGCCACACATGGATGCTGTGAGAATCGTGGAATTATGGCACACTCTAGTCTAACACAAACTACCGTGCTTCGTGGATCGTTTAAGGATGATCCACACACAAAGAAAGAGTTTTTTGATAACATTAAACTACAACAGGAGTTTGCCCCAAGATGAACCCAAGTCTAACAGCAGCCGTAATGGCTAATGAATTAATTAATCGTGCAAAAAATATGCAGGAATTCGTAGTTGAAAGAGATTACGATCTTATTCCTCCAGGTATTATTCGATTTAATATTCAACATACTGTTGGACAACTTGCTAGAATCTTTGTGCCTGCTCTCACACAAAACGAAGCAGAACGTATGGTAGATGATTGGTTTGGAGAAGGTGTAGAATGAAAGCATTTCTTAATTTTTTAGAACGCATTGGACGTAAACGTATTATTATGGATCGTGTTAATGACGAGCCTTATCTAGAAAGATATTATGTTTTCTTAAAAGACAGAACACGGTTTCCCTTTAATGTATTTTTACATAAATTCCTAAAAGGCGATCCAGATGATGTACATGATCATCCTTGGCCTTATGCAACATTAATTTTGAAAGGTGGATATTATGAATGGATTCCGGAATTTAACGCAGACGGTAGTAAATCAGGTGAAGTACGTAAATGGAGAGGACCCGGCCATTTTCGTATATGTAGCCCTAATTCTTATCATCGTGTTGAGCTTAAGCCTGGCATAACTGCATGGACATTATTCATGCCCGGTCCGCATAAACGTGATTGGGGATTTCTAGTAAACGACGAATGGATTCAACACGAGCAGTATCTTAAGGAGCGTCATGGAAAAACGTAAAGTAAGTTGGACAGAGTTTCAAGGTCTAGTAGCAAACATTTGTAGAGATATTTCTTTAAGTAATTGGCGTCCGGATTATATAGTAGGTATTACCCGAGGAGGTCTATTGCCCGCTGTTATGATCAGTCAGTATTTTAATGTTCCCTGCGAAACACTAAAAGTAAGTCTTAGAGATAACGGCGGAGAACATGCCACCGAAAGCAATCTATGGATGGCAGAGGATGCATTTGGATATGACCCAGATATTCCCACTCCTAATATCTTAATTGTCGACGACATTAACGATAGCGGTGCAACTATCAATTGGATTTTAAACGACTGGCAAAGTAGTTGCTTACCCGACGCCGAAAGATGGCTTGATGAAATATGGAATCAAAATGTAAGGTTTGCCACTATATTTGATAATCTTGCTAGTGAGTCTAAAGTTAAAATGGATTTTGTAGGTGAAGAAATTAACAAAGCAGAAAATCCTGTATGGATCGAATTTCCCTTTGAAGAATGGTGGACTAAGTGAAAAAAGAATATGTATTAGAAGAGGCCGAAGCTGCTGGTATTGCACCGTGGACAGATCTAGTTCGAGAAGACTTCCATGTTAAAGTCTTTAAAGATAAGTACCCTGTTACAGACGGACATCTACTATTTGTTCCACAGTATGCAGCAGACGGAGTTATTACCGACTGCTTTAATGATGCGCTTAGTGTTGGAAAAGATATGATTGAGAAAGGCGAGTGTGACGGATTCAATATTGGTCTTAATTGGGGCGAAGCAGCAGGTCAAACTGTAATGTATCCTCATATACATTTGATCCCACGAAGAAAAGGCGATATGGAAGACCCCAGAGGTGGTGTTAGGCATGTCATTCCAGAAAAAGGCAATTATAAAAAATGAGTAGGATATTGTGTCTAACTTAAGAACAATTACCGTTCCGTGGGACAACCAGCCAAACATTTGGTGGAATGAAACTTGCGCTACAATTTTAGAACACTTTGGATTACCCGGTCATAGATACACAACCGAGCTTAATGAGAATTTCATGTGCTTTCATTTTGAGAATGAACAAGATGCTTTTATGTGTAAAATATTAGTGAGTGATAGATTGTGATCAAATATGTTGTAGGATTTATAGTTGCCTGTGCTATTTGGATTATTGTACTTTCACAAGTAGAGATGCCAGAATATCGGATATATGATTGTGGAATGGCAGAATGGCATCCTGATATTCCTAACTCAGTCAAAGAAGAATGTCGTAAACGTAGACAAATAGATCAAAAGAGAAACAATGAAATCTCGGTTTAAAAAAACCTACATGGATGTGGCCGCAAGATTTGCAGAGCTTAGTCATGCTCGCAGATTACATGTGGGTGCGATTGTGGTCAAGGATGATAGAATCATTAGTATCGGTTATAATGGTATGCCGGCAGGTTGGGACAACAACTGCGAAGATAAAGAATATATGAGCGGAGATGCAGGTGGATGGTTGAATCCTGACGAAATTGAAGAACGCTGGCCATTTGAAGAGGAAGACTTTGATCCTGACATAGGATATGCTAGACGGTATGCTTTAAAAACCAAACCAGAGGTACTCCATGCTGAATCAAACGCTATTGCAAAATTAGCGAAGTCCAATGACAGTGGAGACGGCGCTGATATTTTTATCACTCATGCCCCCTGTATTGAATGCGCTAAACTTATATATCAGTCTGGCATTAGTCGTGTTTACTATGGTGAAAACTATAGAGATGATGCAGGGGTTGAATTCCTCAAAAAATCAGGAGTTGAAATTGAAAAGCTGGACACTTAACGTAGAAGAAGATCCCAAAACTGGAGATTACATATTATGCTTTCCTCCAGAACTGCTAGAACAAGCAGGATGGAAAGAAGGTGATAACATCACATGGATTGACCAAAAAGACGGTAGTTGGCTTTTGAAAAAGGTTGACACCAATAGTGAAAAGAGTGTATAATATATTATGAGCAAAATTAAAATCGCAGAGCTGTTTTACAGCATTCAAGGTGAAGGACGCTATATGGGTGTGCCTTCTGTTTTCTTACGTACATTTGGATGTAATTTTAAATGTCAAGGATTTGGCATGTTGAGAGGCGAGCTAAGTCAAGAAGCAAATGACATCGATCCAGCAAAATACAACGACTACAAAATGTTGCCGTTGGTTAGTACAGGATGTGATAGCTATGCTAGTTGGGATCCACGCTTTAAAGATCTAAGCCCAATGCTTACAAGTGAAGCTATTGTAGATCGTATTATGGAAATTATTCCACATAATACTTGGCAAGATGAGCATCTAGTTATTACAGGCGGTGAACCCTTGTTGGGGTGGCAACGTGCTTATCCTGACTTGTTGCGTCATCCTAAAATGGCTGGCTTAAAAGAAATTACATTTGAAACAAACGGTACTCAAAAACTAACAGAAGAGTTTAAAGAATATTTGTTAGAGTGGCAAATGCCTAACTTAGATTTTTATAGAGAAATTACATTTTCAGTAAGTGCTAAACTGCCGTGCAGTGGTGAGAAGTGGGAGGAAGCAATTCTTCCAGAAGTAGTTTGCGAATACGAACAAATTGGCACAGCATACTTGAAATTTGTTATTGCCACAGAACAAGACTTTGCAGATGCAGAGTGTGCTATTGCCGCTTATCGTAAAGCAGGATTTAAAGGACATGTCTACTTAATGCCAGTAGGCGGTGTTGAAAGTGTCTACGCATTAAACAATCGCACAGTGGCAGACTTAGCTATGAAGAATGGATTGCGATACAGTGACAGATTGCAGGTACCATTGTTTAAAAATGAGTGGGGAACATAATGAAACGATTTATAGAAAAATTATTTGGTATTGATAAACTCAAAGCAGAAACTGAAGCCGCAGTAAAGTTAGCTGAAGAATCAACAAAGATTGCTAAAGATGCTGTAGAGGCTGCAGAACGTGCTAAAACTTCTGAAGAACTTGCTAAATTAAACCCAAAAGATCGTGCAACTAAATTGAAAGAACCCTGGGTAGGTGTTCTTAACACTCATATCAATAAAGACAATGTACGCAATGGGTTTTTTGAGCTTGACTGGAATGAGCAATTTGTGTTAAAATTAAAGCAAGAAGGATACGGTTTCGACGGTGATAAAGACGAAGAAATTGTAGACCGTTGGTTTCGTGAACTCTGCGCTAATGTGGTAGTTGACGGAGATTTTGGAGGCGCTGTTAATACCGGCGTTATTGATATTAATTCTGTTAGAAAAAATAATCTATGACATATATTCTAGTTGATACTGCTAATACATTTTTCCGTGCTAGGCACGTTATCAACGGTGATGCTGATATTAAGTTAGGCATGGCTTTTCACATTACTCTTAATTCAATTAAGAAAGCATGGCAAGACTTTGGCGGTACACACGTGGTATTCTTTTTAGAAGGTCGCTCGTGGCGCAAAGATTACTATGCTCCGTATAAGCGACAACGTAGTGATGCTCGTGCCGCACATACAGAACGTGAAGCAGAAGAAGAACGTGTGTTTTGGGAAGCATTTGATACATTTAAAGATTTTGTGACTGAAAAGACTAACTGCTCAGTATTGCAACATCCTAGGCTTGAAGCAGATGATTTGATTGCAGGGTGGATTCAGAGTCATCCTAGCGATAATCATGTAATTATTTCAACCGACACAGATTTTGTACAACTTATTGCTCCAAACGTAAAACAATATAATGGCGTCACAGAAATCACGATCACGCACGAAGGCTACTTTGATAAAAAGAATAAGCCCGTCATTGATAAAAAGACTCAAGAAGTCAAAGCGGCTCCAGACCCGCAATGGCTACTCTTTGAGAAGTGTATGCGAGGCGATACCTCAGACAACGTCTTTTCTGCATATCCGGGAGTACGTGAAAAAGGCACAAAGAATAAGATTGGTCTCCGTGAAGCCTTTGGCGATCGAGACACAAAAGGGTTCAATTGGAACAATATGATGCTTCAGCGTTGGACCGACCATGAAGGTAAAGAACACAGAGTTAAAGAAGATTACGAGCGCAATCGGCAACTGATTGACCTAACTGCTCAACCAGATGATATTCGACAGATTATGACAGACACAATTACTGCCGCAACACAGGCAAATAAAAATGTCAGTCAGGTTGGAATTAGATTAATGAAATTTTGTAATCTTTATGATCTTAAGAAGATTGCAGATCAGGCACAGGCTTATGCTGAGCCACTTAATGCGAGGTACACACTATGACCGATTTACATGCTAAACCAATCATTGAAAATAAATTTTGGATCGTTGAGAAAGACGGTACAAAGTTTGCCACACTGAGAAAGAACGAAGACAATCGATTTGTTCTTAGCAACGAACTAGGAATTAAAATTTATGACAATAAAGAAAGTCTAACTCGACAGTTTGGTAAGAATTTCTTTGTTGCTAAAATTGTTAAAGAAGCTGATGGTGCCGAACCCAATGAAGTTCACGGCTATGCAACTAGCACAACTCCGCATAATGCAATGTTCGACATTAAAAGAAAATTGCCGTTATTTACAAAGAGCGGTGATAGTAAGAGTTTGTATTGTGCAGGGTTTTATGTAATTAAATTTGACAAAGGTTGGGTTAAAAGTTTTTGTCCCAAATTGATCACTTTGCAAAGATACTCATATCAAGGTCCTTTTAAAACTGAGTTTGAGATGCGGCAGGTATTGTCAAATGTCTCAAAATAATTTACCTACTAATTTACCTAGTGTAGAAAAACTGCTTACTAGAGTTGCAACAGCAGAACGCAGTCAACAGAAAGATATTAGACTATCTATACAAGAGGCACGTGATTTAACTGCTGAATTGGCTATTTTAACCAGTAAACTAGGGCGCACAGTTCAAGAGATACATCAAATGCTGGCAGAAATACGTGAATCTACTACTAGGATTGACGTTAAGTTCGACGGGGGCGGCTTCGGTTCTTGATAAATATATACGTGGTTAATTAGGAAACACGTATTAATGAGCAGACCGAAACCCAAAGTTATACTTGAACATGCAAACAAAGACACTTTTAAGATTGAACAAATACTTGAAAGTGATGCCATTTGGGCTGTGTTTTATAAAGAGTCTCCATTCAATTTAAAGAGTGGTAGTCTCGTTGCTAGCTATCCAGGTCCTAAATACAAGAAGGTCTCATTTAGTAATCCCGGCCATGCACACAACCTTGCAAAAAAACTTAATAGACTTTTTAAGACTAAAGACTTTGCAGTTTATAAACTAAGCCAAGGTGAAAAAATAGAGTAATATATGGACCGTAAGGATACCTATACTTCGGTATTCCTCAAAGCCGCAGGACAACCGCACGATGCTGCATATGCAAAAAAATTCCGTGCTGCTTGGTGGTTCAGTACAAGAGGCAAAGATGTTGGCGGCTTACGGATGACCGATCAATGTTTAGAATTTGTAGAGACACATTCTGAAATTAAAACCTACAAAATTGAACTTCCGAAAGACCTAACTATTGGGCCACAAGTGTTAGTTTGGCTCGATCAATATCTAGATTCTCCTTTTCATTTACAAAAAAGATATATTAGAGTATTATCTGAAAAAGCGGCATTTGAACTGTATCTGTTTGCAGGCGATGTTAGAAAAATGGGTGCAGCAAAAGCACTTAACAAAAGATTAAGCCAAGAATCCTCTAACTAAAAAATAATTCTATTAAATATCACTATGTTAAAACTTAATGCTCTTGACATCTTAGGCCACAGAGAAGTTAATTTTGTGGCTCCTCAATTTGCAAAAATTAAACTTGCAGACGGAGACCTGTTTGGTACTGAAGTTGAAACTTGGATCAAATCCAAACTAGCAGGAAGATACTATGTAAAGCGTCAGCCAACTATTTCTCAAGATGGGAAATTAAAGACTGCTACTTTTGTAGGATTTGAAGATCATAAAGAGCTAACTTATTTTATGTTAGCATGTCCACATATAAGGAGAAACACATGACTGAAGAAATTAAAGCACCAGAGGCGGCACCAGCCGCTCAACCAGAGACACAGGCAGCAGCACCCGATTTAAATATTAATGACCTAGCCGCATTAAGAAGTATTTTAGATGTAGCTAGTCAGCGTGGAGCGTTCAAAGCAGCCGAACTAGAAGCCGTTGGTAAGATTTATAACAAACTCAACACTTTCTTAGAGGCTGTTTCTAAAAAGGATCAGTGATGAAATCATTAAAACATGTAGGAAAGATGAAAAAAGCAGGTTCAAAAGTTCTTGTGGCTTTCAGAACATTACCAGGCGAATCTAATCAAGCATTAGTTATTCCTGTTGCCAGTTTACCAGACGAATATCATGACAATATCATGAAACTTGTCGAGACCAACGAAGCACAAGCTGCATTTGAACTAGGAGAAGTATTATTTACTAGATCGTTTGCTGACGGTAGACCAATGCTGCAAGCTCTAAGAGCAGACGGACGACTGGCTAAAGTGCCAACTGACGATGTTATTATGAGTCCGTCCCCAGGTAGTGAGATTCCGTTGCATCAACTTAATGGATTAATTGCTGAACAAAAGAATTGTGCTGTTGATGACCTATGCACATTTGTGGCAGGAGCTCCAAAAGATCAACCTGAAGAACTAGTCAAAGTTAAAGATCTTTCACCACAACAACCAGAGAAAGCAGTACCGCTTAAGGCATCATCTAACGAAGTACTAACGGATAAAGACATTGCCAAGAGCTATCGTAGTCAAGCAGATGCAATGTATAAAGAAGCTGCACGTCTACGTAAAGAAGCAGACGATTTAGATCCACCACAAAAGAAAGCGGCAAAGGCCAAAGAAGCTGAAAGTGCCTAAACCGTTATTCAAACCGCCTAAACATCTTATACAAGAGTGGCCGGAAGTTTTTGAAGACCTTTATATGAATACCATGCCAGTTCATTACCTAGAAACAATTAGGTTAGAATTTGGCAATGGTAGGATTTGGGAAATCAATATCAAAGAACAATTAGCTAGTAGTCATAGCGATATTGTTGCCAATCGGTTGGTAGAAACTTTTGCCGAATATAAAGAAGATATAAAAAAGATTGATTTTAAAATTGATGTCGATAGACTGAAGAAAGATATTCAAAATCAATCCAATGACTTTTTTAAATAAGACTGTTGAAACAAAAAGAATACTTTTTTAAGGGTTTCGAATCATCTAAAAAAAATTAATTGATGATATTAGTCTCACTCAATTTACGTGACTAAGTTATAATAAAATGAAAACAATTATCATATGAGTGAACACGAAAAATTTCAAAAAGTTATTCCAATCTTAAATGCTGTTAGTCCTAGCTTTTGTTTAGCCAAATGGTATCAATTAACATTGTATCTTCAAAATGGGTTTAATCACAGCTGCCATCATCCTTCCCCACATAAGATTCCGCTAGACGAATTAGAGCAAAATTACAAGGCTCTACATAATACTAATTATAAAAAAGAACAAATGCAAAAAATGCTCGACGGTGTTCGGCCGAGCGAGTGTGACTATTGTTGGACTGCTGAGGACAGCGGCCACATTAGTGATAGAAGTTATAAAAGTGCTACATCGTGGGCGTATCCTCACATTGGCGAGGTTGTTAAAAATAAAACAGCCGACGTAGAACCTACATACGTTGAAATTAGTTTTAGTAATGTTTGTAATTTTAAATGTGCTTACTGTAGCCCAGACCTTAGTAGCCAGTGGTATGACGAAATTGCCAAGCACGGGGAATATCCAACTAGTCAAAAGTATAACGGATTTGGATGGTTTAAAGAGGTAGGTAAAATGCCTATCAAACATAGTGACCCTAATCCTTATGTAGATGCTTTTTGGAAATGGTGGCCGGAACTATACCAAAAACTTGAAACGCTTAGACTTACAGGCGGCGAGCCGCTGTTAAGCAAAGACGTATGGCGTATGCTTGACGACATCGAAGCTAATCCTAAATCTGATTTAGTATTTGCTATTAATACCAATTTAGGCATTCCAGACGAACTAGTTGATCGAATGATCACTAAGCTCAATAGTATATCTAAAAATATTAAAGAAGTACAAATATTTACTAGCGGCGAAGCAGTAGGTGCTCCTGCTGAATATATTAGATACGGATTAGATTATTCAGCATGGACTAAAAACTTGGAAAAAGTTTTAGATAATACCAATAACATTGTTGCTGTAATGACCACTGTTAACTTAACTAGTATTACAACCTATTGTGATTTTATACGATACTTGCTAGACCTACGTAAGCATTATAACAAGAATGCTACATTTAACAAAGTTCAGTTTATGACTAACTTTTTACGGTATCCAGAATTCTTGTCATTGACTATTTTAGACCCTTCTAGTAAACAACAATTTACAAAAGACGTAACAGCATTGATTATAGAACGACCTGATTTATCAGAAAGTGAAATAGATCAGTTGCGTCGTATGCTTGACTATATGAACGGTACTGACAGCAAAGAATTACAATTAAGAAAAGACTTTGCAGCATTTATCACTGAATATGATATTAGACGAGGAACTGACTTTAATAAAATCTTTCCAGCACTTACAAAATTTTATCAATTATGCCAACAAACGTAAAACGCACAATAGAAATTATTAATGAAATAAGTCCTAGTTTTTGTGCCGCAAAATGGTATAACGCTACTATATGGTTAGGCAACGGAAGAACAGCTAGTTGTCATTTGCCGCCGGCGCATACAATACCTATAGCCGAGATCAGTCGTAATCCATCCGCACTACATAATACAACCTTTAAGAAAGATCGTCGATTAGAAATGCTAATTGGTAAGCGGTGTGACGAGTGCGCTTATTGCTGGACTGTTGAGGATAATGCGGCACCGGATGTATACAGTGATCGAGTTTATAAGACTAGGATTTACGAAGAAGATGAAATACTTCAACTAGCTAAATTAGATCCTGGATCAGATATTGATCCAAAAACTTTAGAAATTAGTTTTGATAATTTATGTAATTTAAGTTGTAGTTATTGTAACGCAGAGTTTAGTTCTACCTGGGCTAGCGATATTAAAGTTAACGGACCATATATTGAATTAAAGACAGCTGGCGGTGGAGCATTTCAAAATGCTGGAGAACATGCTTTGCCTTACGGAATTAAAAATGAAAACAATCCCTACATTGAAGCATTTTTTAAATGGTTTCATGCTAGCCTTAAAAACAATTTACAAGAACTAAGAATTACAGGCGGCGAACCTACCCGTAGTCCTTCATTTTGGAAACTGTTAGATGAATGTGAAGGTACAAATTTTGATTTTGCCGTTAACAGTAATCTAGTAATGGATCAGGTAAAACTACATCAACTAATCAATGCTAGTAAAAAGTTTAAGAAATTTGATCTGTATACTAGCGGCGAAGGATACGGTGCCCACGGCGAGTTTGTTCGTCATGGATTAGATTATACAGTATGGCGTAATAATTTAATACAGTTTGCCAAAGAAGGGAAATATAACATGATACATGTTATGATGACTATTAGTGCCCTAAGCATTTGGACCATAACAGAGTTTATGACAGACATGTTAGAACTACGTAAACAATTTGGCGGGCATCAGTTCCATATGAGTCTTAATCTAGTGCGTTTTCCTAGTTTTCAAAATTTAAATGTATTGCCAGATAATTTGAAACAAGCACAAGCAGACAAAATTGAAACTTGGCTAAGTAATGTTGTTGGGTTAAGTCCTGCTGAAAGTAATCAAATAGAGAGAATAGCTGTATATCTTCGAAACGTTGATCGCAGTCAAGAAGATACCGACAGCCAAACCAATAAGGTGCACGATTTAAAAAGTTTTACACAACAATATGCCGATAGAAAAAATATCGCATTAGCTAGTGTATTCCCAACAGAATTTATAGAATGGTTTAACACAATATGAGCGAAGATAAATTTTGTATAGTGCCGTGGATACATCTTAATACAGAACCTAACGGTCGTGTTAAGCCTTGTTGTGCGTATCTTGGGCAAGACTTTGGAAACTTAAAAGATACTACACTAGAAGAAATATGGAATAACGAACATACTAAATCTATGCGTAGAAGCTTTTTAGAAAATAAAATTCCAGAAGGATGCCTAACCTGTACTAAAAAAGAAGACAGCGGGGGTGTAAGCTATAGAATGGCGGTTACTGAAAGATTCAGCCATCATATCGAAAAAGCTAAAAGTAATACATTACCCGACGGTACCTACGAAACATTTGAAATAATTTTTTGGGATTTTAGATTTAGTAATATCTGTAACTTTAAATGTCGTATGTGCGGACATGGTAGTAGCAGTTCTTGGTTTGACGACTTCACTCCTGAGGAAAAGAAAACTAAGATAAAATTTCTTGATAGTTCATACTACGGAACTGATTTAATGAAATACGTTGATCAGTTTATTGATGATGTTGAAGAGATTTACTTTGCTGGCGGTGAACCATTACTTATGGCTGAACACTATCAGATATTAGATAAGTTAATTGCCAAAGAACGATATGATGTGTTTTTGCGTTACAACACCAACATGAGTACTATCAAGTATAAAGATTACGATCTAGTTGATATTTGGAAACGATTTAAAGATGTTAGAATTTTTGCAAGTATCGACGGCATTGATGAAAATGCAGAGTACAGTAGATCTGGAACCGATTGGCCTAGAGTGGAAGAAAACTTAGTCCGTTTATCGCAATCGAATGTTGGTTATGTAGTATCAACTACTATAAATATTCTCACTGTTTTTAATTTTACTAAATTAATTGATAAACTAATAGAATTAAAAATGTCAACTAGAAAAGTACTAGTAAGTCATGTTAACTGGCCGCAACATTATATGTCTTCAATACTACCTGAAGAGTTAAAAAATAAAGTAAGAATACAACTAGATGAACATTTAGAAAAAATAACTTCAATTGTAACTGAAGAAGAAAGTCGATGGCTAGCTAACTTATATAACGAAGTTAAATTTTATTTAAACTCAACAATTTCTCTAGAAAAAACATTAGAACTACAACAAAAATTTAAAAGAGATACTATAAAGTTAGACCGTATTAGAAAAGAAGATATAAGAACGGCTGTACCAGAATTAGCCGAATGGTTTGATACATTATGAGTGATAAATTTATTTGTGATTTTCCTTGGATACATCTGAGTGTGTTTCCACAAGGCAATTGTACAATTTGTTGTGTTGCCAAACATTCAGGTAAGGGCAACGGACATAGCTGGAACAGGGTTAGTGAAGATAAAACTAAAACTGTCACAGTTATGAATAGTAATATACCAGAGATTATTAACTGCGATAATTATAAAACTATTAGACTAGACATGTTAGCAGGCAAGGTACCGACTGCATGTGAGGGATGCCATCAAATTGAACAGGCTGGCGGAAAGAGTAAGCGCCAACAGGAAACCAATCGTAATTTAGATCACGCTGCACTAACCGCTGCCGACGGCTCTATTAAGACAGATCTTCGTCACATTGAATTACGATTAGGAAATTTTTGTAATTTAAAATGTCGAAGCTGTAATGCAGACTCTAGCACAAGTTGGATTCAAGATTACTATAAATTAAAAGATACAGTCAAATTAGCTAGTGGTTATCATTGGATTAAAAGTAATCCTGATTTTAGTTTTGATTGGGTAGACGATGAATCTTTTTACAACAGGTTAACAGAATTTGCTCCTAATCTAGAACAAATACATATAAGTGGCGGCGAACCATTTCTTGTACCTACTCACTTTAAACTACTAGAAAAATTAGTACGTGAAGGCAAAACTGATATTGCTATACATTATCACACAAATTTAAATTACAAATGGGATAAGATTACTCCAGCATTGGATCTATTGACTAAATTTAAAGAAGTACATATTAGTTTCAGCATCGATGATGTTGGAGAACGCAACACTTACATTAGAAGTTTAAGCGATTGGGATTTAACCATTAATAACTTAAAATTATTTTTAAATAATTACAAATTCATTTATCGTGTAACTCAAACTGTCAGCGTCTATAATTTTATGTATGTTGACGAATTAGAAAGATATTTGTCCAACAATAAAATACGCATTAGAGTAGGATTAAATCATGTTCAAAGCCCAGACTATCTATCGGCTAATATACTACCTAAACAAATGCGACAGGATAAAATTAATTCATTACACGGTATTATTGATCGACGCAATTGGGAAGATCTCTATGGCCATTACTACACTCCAGAAGCCAACGGACAGTGGGAATACTTTAAATATTTTACAGAAAAAATTGATACTGTGCGTAACGAAGATTTAAATAGTATTTTTCCAAAACTCAAATGAAATTTATTTTTTTAAAATCAGGCGACTATTTAGAATTAGAGCCTAACAATACACCCATAGCGTCTGTTTGGTTTGAAAGCATTTTTTCTAAAAAAATGAATATGAGTTATTTTGCTAGAGATACTTCGTTTATAACTCGTTCTAATGAGACTATTAATAATCTAAATGCTGCAATTGATATAGTTAATAAGTTTGCTGTAGAAAAAAATCTACCTCAAATCATGTTTAATAAAATTGTTGGTATTGATCAACAATGGCTCAATGCGTCACATAAAAAATGGGTATTGTACACTGACAGATTAAAAAATATAGTCAACGGAGACAATACGAAACAAAACTATCCCAGCTTTGTGAAATCCTGGCAAAATATTAATTTATACATTCATTCTTTAGAATATTACTATTCTGTTTATTTTACTAATACAAACGGAGCATATTTAGAAAATATTGATATTAAAATACAGCCGGAAGATTGCGAATACTCACAACACGATCTAATTTTAAGATTTGACGATTTAGGAAAACATCAGTATGACCAATGGATTACTGGAAGTTCAGTTGATGAAGAAACTAGCAATTACAAAACAATTTCGGCTAGGTTTGAATATGTATTTAATCCACAATTAAATAAAGGTATTCTTCCTAATCCAGCATATATAGAGTGGTGCAATCAAAATAATTTACAAGTTATGCCACCGTGGATTATTTTAGGAAACTTTAAAAAGAATAAATGGGAAATTAAACAACTCATGCATCAAAATTTATCTCGAGGATTAGAAGTAGGATTTGAATTATGAAAATTTATGTAAATGGGGATAGTTTTACTGCTGGCGACGGATTGTCTGATCCAGAAGTTTTTCCAGATTTGTATCCAGGGCATCATTCTTGCGACGTAGAATTTGACGTAGCATGGTGTAACAAAAGGCATGCAATGCTAGATAGAAATCTTGATTTACATAATCATTGGCAACTTAGTAATAAGAAATATGTGTGGGCTACATTATTAGGTGAACTAGTTGATACTATGCTAGTTAATGACACTGTTAATGTAGTTAATGGGGCCATTGGCGGATCATGTATGACGGGCATATCAACTAGAACTATTGCCTATCTTGAATCATTAAGAAGTCGAGCAGACTTGCCAGATTATGTTTTCATAGGCTTAACAAGCATTGGAAGATTAGGTTGGTATCACGAAGATACACAAGATATTGGGAAAATTTTTAATTGGGTTAAATCATCTATTCCGGGATTTCATTATCGAGGATATGAAAGTAAACATAAAAAATTGTTTGAAGCTATTTGGACAACACTCAGTGATGAAGAATTGCTTATTGATTATCTAAAAGAATGTTTACAAATTAAAAATTATGTTAAGCGGAGAATTGGAAGAGATCCTATTTTCTTAAACACTGTAGGTGAATTTTGGCAATACAAAGAAATAGTTAATAACTCTAAAAATCAATGGCTTCGAATGCTTTGGTTTGATTTATTAGAATTTGATAAGATCAATGATCGATGGTTCAATAAAGGAGCGTTCGAACAAATGACTGCGTGTGGGCACGTACTTCCGCCCGGTCATGCTGAATATGCTAGAGATTTAGCAAGAGAACATTTCGGATGGGGTAAAAGTCCGGATGATAGAGATGCCAATTAAGCATCTAGTATAGATTATTATTTTTCTACTAAGGGTTGCAATAAATTAAATTGATTTTGCAACCATTCAAAATCATTAATTTTTCTTAACTGGTTAGCATCGGCAATATTCAATAGCCCGTACTGTTTTCCAGCTCGAGCTCCTGCTATACTATATTCTCCATAAAGTTTATCAGATCCAACACTGCACCAAGTAATTAATCTATCTTCAGTTTCTTCTTGATATCCAGAATCAACAGGACGGCTGGCTAATTTTACACACTCTCTAAACGCAGATTTCCAAGTATTGAACGGATCTGTATTAAAAACTGTTAGATTACTAACTTCTTTTATAACTTTAAATTTTTTGCTAATTGCCATAGTCATGTCAACACTAGTCATTTCCATATTAATAGTTAAGTTTTTAGGCAATAATTTAACACCACCATAGCCGTATGTTAATCCGTTGATAGGATTTTTGCTTAACCAAACATGAACAATATCTGTATCGTGTTTAGGTAGTAGTAGGTCAAATTGAAAATCATCTTCTACTATTGCATCACCGTCTACTACCCAAAACATTGGAGTTGTTGCTAATTTTGCGGCTGCAATATGTGCTTGGTGAATACCTTTTACGCCGTGTACACGTTTAGCTCTTGGAAATCGATCAATTAAGTTAGCAAAATTTTCATCTGCATTAGGTTCGTTATAAGATATAAACACAATATCGTATAATTTTAATTTACTTGCCACAAGGTCATATTCTTTCTTTTCAATCAAATATCTATATTCAACTTCTCTTGCAGAAATAGGTCTTTTCTTCGATAATAACATTATACCGTTGTACTTAATTTCTTCAACATCAATATTTTTAAAGACGTGATTTATACTGAGCTCATACTTATTTTGGTATGGAAATTGAAGATCAAATTTAAAATCTGGTACAGGTTCAACTTCCGGAGGAATTGCCCAAAACATATCTGTATCAGCTGTGTTAAGAGCATGTTCGTAATCGCTAAACGTATCGATTACAAATTTGTCGTACGGTTTATATTTGCTGGCCACTAGATTGTGTTCTTTTTTATCTATAAAAAATCTATGTTCAATCTCTTTCTTAGATACTGGCTTATTTGTAGAAAATAACACAACACCGTTAACAAACGATTCCTGATCGTTAGAAATATTTTTAAACACATGATTTTCATTTCGATCATAGGAATTATGGTGACTAAAGTAAGTTTCAAAAATTTGATCATTAATTATTTCAATGTTTGGCCATACTACCCAAAACATTGTTAAAATGTTTAAATCATCCCATACAACCCAAAAGAATTTTGTAAATGCTTTCTTTTTAATGTCATCAAACGATTTTACATTATCAATTTTTTGAGAAGATGGAAATTTAGAACGAAATTGTTTCCAATTTTGTTCATCAATAATATTTTTACTTACATAAAAAATATCATAGACCATCAGTGGTCCTCATATATGTATTTGTTAATTTGATAGTTTCTTCGTACAAATCTAAAGTATATTTGCTCTGTTGACTATCTAGATAGGGATAATCAAAACCTAGTTCTAATTTAATTTTTTCACCTAATGATTTAATTTCTTCATCTAGACCATTACCGCCTAATTCTTCAAATGGGCGGCCATATTGATTCCAAATACCTTTAAGGATTTCAAAGTCTCGAACCTCTACATAATTCCAGTCGGTACAGTTTGCTAACCAAGTGCCTAATCTAGCACCATATATGGCATAAAGTCCATTTTCTTCATGAGCACCAACTGTTGACCACATACGTAATCTATGCAAATTGTGCCACCAAACACGTTCACTAATCTCTTGTGGTGCCACTTTAATTCCGTCAAGCAAGGTCATCTTAACGCCTTCACGAAATCCTGCTCTCCATGCTTGAAAAGGACTTCCGGTAATATCAGTATCACTATAACATTCTTTAAATTGACGATAACCATCTTCCCAACAAAAGTCTACTTGAGCACGATCACTTTCACTAGCTTCATGAGTTTTCATATTGAGAATAAAATCTCGTTTCCATATTTTAAGTCCGCCATTACCGTAAAGTAAGCCATTAAGTTTGTTTTTTCCTAACCAGCTATATACCTGTATCTTAGGATTACTTGTATCAATGTCTAGATTAAAGAATTTAGGATTAACTATATTATCAGCGTCAACCGTGATAACCCATTCAGTTTCACTTAACTCAGCTGCTGCCTTATGTGCAGCATCACTACCCTTCACTCCGTGAACTCGTTTAGCCCAAGGAAGTTTATTGCATAAATCAGCATAATGCTTATCTGCATTGGGCTCGTCATAACTTAAAAATACAATGTCAAGTTCTATTGTTTTCATATTGTTTCAAATATATATTTGTCAAAAATTCGTCTTGTGTAAACACTAAATCTATTTGGCAAATCTAATGTAAATAATTTTGTATTTTCTGTAATATCGCCTGCCCTAATGCTTAACATATGAAGGAGGACATTGGGGTCGTTGTAATCAGTTACTAAAAAAATCATTTCAGTTGCACCGTCCCAAATAATATTATTTGAGTATTTGTTGCTCATTGAAAATATTAATGTACTATTTTTTGTATCATGTGAAATTGTGATATCAGGATCTTGCATATTTGACCACTTTTTATCTATTATTCTATGCAAGATATCATCAATCTTTATTAGACTATGAGTGGAAAATTTGTTTAATTTAACTAATTTCTTAGTTGGTAGATCAACCCTATAAGAAAATAAATTTTCCGCACCTGTGGACACTGCTGTAGCAATTTCTTCATCAATTTTTATCTTATTTGTATTATCAAATACCGCATGAGAAGGATATATTCCAATTAAAGATCCGTCATCTTTAAATGTTGCATAGTATTCAACGGTTTGATTGACTGGTAATTTGATCCACTCGTCAAAATCCATTAGTTCTTGTTCCATGCAATCTCCTCTAACATACTAACTATTTCGTCATTAACTAGATCTTTTTCAACATAATGCACAATATTATGTTGCTGATAATTTCCTATTTTTAATTTTCCTTGGATATTAAAATAAAAACCAGCATGTTCAGTGACTTTATCAGCAGTCCATGACCAATTTTGAACCATAGGTTTCATATGAACAATGTTAGGAAACGCTAGATCATAACTTACAATATCACTTATATCTAAAATCTTTGCACTCAAGGCAAACGCTTCATCTGTTCCAACAACTTTTGGTTTATGTTTTGTAAGATATAAATTACTAAACTCCAAAGGATTTTTTATAATATATCTACCTAGATTAAAAAATTCTGTTGCAATTTCAGATCCCTGTTTAAAAAAAGTAAACATAGAATATAAATTAGGAAGACCGTTCTTTGTAAATGTTTTTCTATAAAAATCATTTGTAATTGTTTCGCCTCTATAGGTCAATGCCTTTGAGGGAATATATAATTCACAATTTTCAATAAAGTAATCAATCCAGTGACTATGATCTCTAAGGAAAATCATATCTGCATCAAGACATACTGTATTTTCAAAAGGAGATAATTGATCCATCCAACTACGACCATCCCAATACGTTTCCTTATCCCAAGCAATAACATGATCAAAGACCCAAGGGCTTTTTAAATTGTCAACTAGTTGAGGATTGTCAATTACTAAAGCAACGTTATCATATCCTGGCTTCTGAGTATTTTTAATACTTAATGCAAGAGCATAGGCTAATTTAAGATAGTCTATATCTTTATTTGAAGCAACTACAATTAAATAACCAAAGTTCATATTAACTCCAGTAATTTTTCTTTATTTCTAATAATACTTTGTTTGTTCATAATATGAACATCAGATCCTTGTGTAGTTGCAGCCCAGAAATCTCCGCAATTGAGTGGTTTTTCAATTAGAAATGTCAATCGATTTTCGATTACATCATGCAAAATATCTTTGTCAAACACCGTTAGAATAGGAGGAAGAGTGTAAATAAATTCTGTTTCAAACCCGTTCATGATATGTTTAGCAATGCTGAATGAAATATCATTTCGATATTGTCTTGGATCAAATCTAAATAGGTCGGCATAATATCTGTAATTGTCTTTAATATAATCAACTAATTTAAAAAAGAATCTGCTTTCTTCATTTTTAGTAAACATTACTGTGGTAGCCCAAAACATATGAATCCCAGTTTCACTTACACGTTGATCTAATATACCACTACGGTCACCCGTTATGTCATTCATAGAATGTCCTAACATTACGCTACTATCTGTGTTCCAGTACTCATTTAGTTTGTTAGAAAAAATTAGATAATCACTATCAATTAGCAAAGTTTGATCGTAAGGACTTAAATCCCAAACTGAAAATCTATTTGAATTTACAAAGGGAATTGTCTGGCTGTAGAAACCATCATGCAGTTTTCTTGTATTTTTTGTTCTAGGCTTTTCAATTTCAATAATCTTATCAAAAATAGACTCGGCTCTAGCATACATCCCTGATTCTTTTAACCAAGCAATAGTCCATTTGTCTGTTATTAAACTGACTGGTAATCCCAAATGTTTTTTTGCTAGTCCGCCAGAAATTATACCCATTACACCGTAATCTACTTCTGGGCCATTATGAGCAAAAATTAATACGCCTTTAGTCATATATTCAATAATTTTTCTACGGTCCTGCTAGATTTAATTTTTTCGTATTCTTCGTGATATTCGTAGGTGGCAGTAAAATACCTATCTAAAATTTCATCTCGAAATATTTGTAGGTCTGGAATTAAAATTGGATTTTCATTTTGATCAATTAGAGGAACATTTTCTGTTCTGTCTTGATCAATTAGCATTTGAACAAAAACTAATAGTGTTCTATCAATCTTAAATATACCGCCGGAGTGGCCGTAAGTCAATTTGCCCTCAATTTTTTCTTTAAGGGTTTTTCTTTGAATTGCTAGGGTTTGTCTATAATTTGAAAAATCTAAGGCAGCTTTTAGACGGTCGTCCATGGTATCTCCTATAAAACACGCACATTATTTATATGGCGTCTTATAGGGGATTAAAATTTATGAACCAGAGATTGCACTCAAAGAAGACGACGATGGGCCTACAGTGGTAAATGTACCACTTGGTTGTAAAAATCCAGAAGGACGAACCTGATCAACTGTTAGAGTAAGCGTACCGTCAACTAAATCTCCAGGAGGAATTGCCGGTGTTCCGCCTCCTGGTACTGGATCAGTGTATGCATCTAACCACGTTATTCTAAAATTAACAACATTGGCGGTTCCTAATGTATTGCTTGCAACATTACACGATGCTTCTAAACGCCATTTGTTATTAGAATATGCCGAGCTTCCTGAAATTTCAGCAAAAGTCTGAAAACCACTAGTTAAAGAAAAGAAATTAATTCCAGAGGGGCCGCCTACAAATGATTGAGCTCCTGCAGAACTTAATAAATTACTCCACGAAGTATTTTGTGCTTCACCGTTGCCGCCGGTTCTGGTGCTAGCAAATCGAATCTTTCCGCCTGCATTAAAGAAAAATCTTGCTTGTTCTGCTGTGGAAAATGTAACCGATGCTGTAGCACTAACTGATTGATACCACGATGAAGTAAATGATGTGCTGTTAATTGCTTCTGTTACAAACTGGCCAGTTCCTAAATTGAATCGATTGGTAACTGCGGTATTAGCAACAGTGTCATATTGAGAATTAGGATTGCTTGCACCAAATCTAATAACATCACCCACTGCCACTTGCACCAACGAAGCTGCTGATCCAGTTTGGTGTAGAATAGCATTGTAGATATCGTATCTAAGAGAATCCCATTGTGTTTTTGTTACAGTATTTCCAGCAGATACTAAAGAACTAAAAGTTGTTTGACCATAACCAAAATTACCGGATCCTGTACTCATGACGTTAATAATTTTAGTTCTGATTGAGTTGTAATCTGTTGCGGAAATGAAATCACCGATTGCCATAATTTATCCTTATAATACCAATGCTTCTATAACACCCGAATCAGACTGATGGTCTTCGAGGGCAATAGCAAAATAATCTGTGTCAGATTTATTAGCAGCTGATGCAGCACCGTACATATTTTGGGCCGGAACAAGTTTGTCACCTTTCTTAACTGTACCTTGTACTTTTACAGGTACTCGACCCTTCAATGCTATATATGTCCCGCCTTCTAAATCTTTGTTCATCATAAATCCAGGATTGGCAGATACTATGCCAATTGCTCTATCACCATATGTAGCGGCTGTAACTTCTTTTTCTCCACCAATTGCAACCACTGTTCCAACATCATATTGTTTATCTGCAAGGTATTTTTCTGCAAGGTCAGCATATTGTGCTGCGGTAGCAGTACCATCAAATGTATTTGCTAATAAATTACCAGAACTGTCTCTAGCTGCAATAGAGTTTGCAGTTTTAGTTGTTCTTGCAGATCGATAATTTGGATCAGTATCTACTGCTACGTCATCAATCTTTAATCTATCGGATTTATCAGTAACTCCAATAAATCTAGTTGCTGTTAAATTTCCTGCACCATCTCTAAGTGCAACTGAAGTTGCTACGGCACCTTGCTCGCCAACTAGACTGTTTAAACTTAAAGAATTGGTAGATGTTCCGGTAATATTTCCAATTACGTTTCCGGTAAGTGTACCGGTAAAACTACCAATAAATGTTTGAGTATCTGCATTAAATGATAAAACTTCATTGTTGGCTAGCAAATTACCTCTATGAATACCCAATGTATTACCTGTAAGATTGCCTAATACATTCCCAGTAAACAATGTAGAATAAACATTGGCCCATCTAGAAGTAGAAGATCCTAGATTAAAGAAATTAGTAGTTCCGGGAATCATTCCTGTTGAGGAGATAATTCCAACGTTTCTTAAATCGCTGTCACTTACTCGTATTCTTAGAGTTATTGTATTACCTAATCGATTTTCAATAACTGGTTCATCACCGTTTTCAACTCTAATACGCAGATCATTTTGATCGCCAATAGTAAGACCAGTGTCTTTAAAAGAAATTTCGTTGTCAAACGATACTTCACCTAGTCTAATATATTCTGAAGCTGGGTACCCACCTAGCCTTGCTGCATTACTTGCGGTACCCCAGAAATAATGATCTGTGGATGTAACTCCTGTTGTACCATTAGTGTTAACTAGATTAACACCTTTCTTAATTGTTGTGAATCCTGTAATAGGATTAATTGTACTGTTTAGTGTAAATGCATCTTTACTAACTATTGATATTACATCACCACCTGCTTGAAACTTTACAATGGTATGATTGTTGCCAATTGTATCTTTTACCACTTGAGAAACTACTGCACTTGCTCCTAGATCTGGAGGAGTTTCTGGACCAATTAATACAAACTCAGTTCCGTTCCAAGTATATAGTTGTCCTGCGCTGGTATCAAACCAAAAATCGCCTGACTGTAATCCGGAAGGTGCAGTTGGGCCTACTTCAGCTCCACTAGCTGTTCTAAATCGTGCGCCATCATAGAAACGTATTTTTTTATTGCCGCTATCATACCAAATTTGACCAACAACTGCCTTGGGTGGTGCTGAAGTATTTGCAAAATTTTCCATTAAATGCAAGAAATTTTCGTTCTGTACTTCGCCGTAGCCTGCGTAATTTTTTCCTACAAAACGCAGATCAGTGGTGGTATCAATGGTTCCATCGTCAACTGAGACTAGAAAAGTTCCATTAAATTTGTCTACTTGATATGCCATTGATATACTCCGTTCTAACTATTATTTATCGCTATAAAGCTATTTAAACTCTGCCTACTGCTACTTCGATAACTCCACTTACACCATCAAAATCAGCTAGAGCCTTGCCTATAATCGTACCTATTTGCGGGTTTGTTGCTTTACGGGCATAACCGCCACCGCCACTCATCAACATATCGCCCTTTTGTATTTTACCTCTTACTTTACAGGGTACACGACCTTGTAATGCAAGTGCAACTGTGTGTTTGCCTACACACTTGCTATTCATTAAATATGCAGGATCAGTGGAAACTACTCCAGCTAATCTAGCTGTACCGTCTTCTGCTAGTGTTACTTCAAATTCACCACCAAATTCTAGCACTGTTCCTGCTTCGTAATTTGCATCTGCTACATACTTTTC